AAGGAACATCCATAAATTTAGGTCAATTATGGGTATCTTATGAATTCTTGATGTACAAACCTAAAGTAGCATCATTAGAATCAGTTGCTGGAGGTTGGTTCCACTTAGGGTTATCTGACGGATCAGTAACTAATTTGAATCCTTTTGGTTCCACACCGATGACATCAGGACAAGTAGACGCTGAGAATAATCTTGACATTATTCTTTCTGACAATGTTAATTATGGAAGAATCACTTTTCCTAAGTTATACCAAGATTCATCTTTCGTTATAAGTTGTGTATGGAGAGGTGATTCAACTGCATCAGTATCTACACCATCAGTTATAGCATCAGATGCAGCCGTCAGTTTTATAGAACATTTAGATGACAATCAAATAGCAGCAGTATTACTGCCTTCCACATCATCAACATCCACAATGGTATCCATCCAAACATGGGTATCCATACCAGGAGATGCAGCGACACATACTGTAGATTTTGGAGTTGGTACACTACCAGCAAATACTACAGTAGATGTATACGTGTCACAGATACCATATTTAGATCCTAACATTTATGCTTAAATTTTAAAATTAATATATATATACATATATATATACATTAATGGATCCGTACTACAATTACTATTTAACCAGCAAGTATTTTGGATTACTATACACAAGGACGTGTAAGGAATGCAATGCTCGTAAATATAATTTTAAGTTTCTAGATGAATTGTATCTAGAAGATTACAATAAGATTAGATACCACAAGAGATGTGAACCATGTAGGAAATATAGACAAATGGTCAGACAATTTATGGATACATCTACCAGTGACAACCCTAGGATGACACCTACCAGTGATAATCCTAGCATGGAATCTGTCGCCGTTACCCCTATTATTGAATCTGTCCGTGACAACCCTAGGATGACACCTACCAGTGATAACCCTAGGATGACACCTACCAGTGACAATCTTAGGATGACACATACCAGTGATAACAGTTATTTGTAATACATTTAAACGGTAAAAATATTTAGATAATTATATCTAGATTTTTTTCTTTGTGTCTACATATATGGACAAACAAAAACACCTAACAACAGCATGCACAACATTTGATTTTAGGATCAGCAAGGAATACAAATTAAATGATGAAATGCTGGATCTTACAGTGAACGATATAAGAGATATGTTAAACGGCTTAACATCAGCTTATGTCTTTCAGTTAGAAAAAGGTAATGAGACCGGATATGTTCATTACCAAGGCAGATTTAGGTTAATAAAGAAGACCACACTTAATAATTTAAAGAATCTCATGAGGGCACGCGAAGTACCATTATTACCTAATTATTTAAGTCCTACAGTTACGAAGGAACACTTAAAACGGTCCTTTAACTATCAATTAAAGGAAGACACTAGAATAGCCGGTCCGTATAAGGATAATGATATTCTAGAAAGTGATGATTCAAACTTATCTTTTTCAGAGTTATCTAAAAAGTATGATGTTTTACAGCATCTAACGTCAGAGGATAAGTTATACCCCTATCAACGGACCATAATAGAGTCTTCCAGTAAGCACGATTTAAGGGCAATTGATGTTATATATGACCCGATAGGAAATAATGGTAAGAGCACGATTAAGGATTATTTAGATATTACACGTAAAGCTATAATAATACCCCCTACAGGAGATAGTACAAAATTAATGGAGGCTTCTTATGGAATAATTAAATCTGAGATGGACCGTATTGAATTAAAACCGGATGAAATATATAGACCAGGTATGATACTGGTAGATATACCAAGGTCCATTAAAACGGCCGAATTATACACCTTTTATGGTGTTTTAGAACAATTAAAAGGGGGTATATCATATGATTTTAGATATTCATTTAGACGGTTGAGATTTCAACCCCCTAGAATATGGATATTTACAAATACATTACCACCCCCCGATTGTTTATCCCCCGATAGGATGAGAATCTGGACAATTAATGAATCAAAAGAATTGGTGAAATATGAACCAGATGATGATGAATTAATTTGATGTCCAGATGATCAATAAACTGGACATATTTGTCCAGATTACTTTACATGATTTTCATTATATAAATACCATATAATGAAATTGTCCAGATGTCCAAATAATACAATACTATTAATAGGAAAGGTTTTAAGGATAACATTTATGTTATGTTCTTCCAAGTGCTTTACGCACTGTCCTTAAAACCTTTTACCTTATGTGTGCAAACAAACAATAAGGTAGAAGAATGGAGGGCTTTATGAAGAAAGCCCCTGGTTTTATGGTACCTTCTCATGGTTTTGTGTTTACACAAAAGCCCATAGAACGGGCAACCGGGGTCACGGTAGGAGCGGAGACGCGAGCGATAAATAAAAAAAGCGAGCGGCCACGGAGGTGCGGACCCTACCTTTAACGGGCCCCTTTCTATGTACGAAGTAGATGAGACGGTCACCCTAAACTAGCGTATCAGTAGGCAGTAAACGGGCCCTTTACAACGGGCCCTTTTTTATGGTATATAAAAAATTAGTTTATTCTAGGTTTTTTTTTTCTGTACTATAGGTATATGCCAGCCAGACAAAAACAACCAGCTAAGCGACAAGCTAAGAAACCCGCTAGAGCCTATAAGAGGCCCAACGCCAGTTATGGAGGTAAAGGTGCCTATTATGTTCAAGGCGGTGCCCACATTAAAGGATCTTTAGGTCCATTTAAAGGGGGTGCTAGCATAAATGCCGGGTACGCTAAAGACATGAATCTAGGAGGATACGGGGCCTATTCACTGGAAAATGTGAAACACAATACGTTAATCCGACCCGATCCACCCCAGATGATGAACTCTTATTATAGGGAAGGAGCCTTTGTGATCCGACATCGAGAATACATCGGAGATATAATAAGTTCATCTACGGCAAATACATTTAACATTCAAACGTTTCCATTAAATCCGGCGCAAGCTAGTACTTTTCCATGGCTAGCTTCAGGAATTGGTCCGTCATTTGAAGAATACAAATTGAACGGTTGTGTTTTTGAATTTAAATCCACATGTTCTGATGCAATAGCATCATCCACCAATCTAGCCCTTGGACAGGTTATGATGTGTGTACAATACGATCCTACAGATCCAGTGTTTACATCATCTAACCAATTGTTGAATTATTTCTGGGCACAATCTGGTAAAGTATCTGATAACATTTACCATTTTGTAGAATGTGATAAACAGCAATCACCATTAGTCCATTTATACACCCGTACAGGTGCAGCATCATCTGACTCTGATTTAAGATTCAGTGATTTTGGTAGATTTTCCATAGCAACTAACGGATTACAAGGAACATCCATAAATTTAGGTCAATTATGGGTATCTTATGAATTCTTGATGTACAAACCTAAAGTAGCATCATTAGAATCAGTTGCTGGAGGTTGGTTCCACTTAGGGTTATCTGACGG